CGGGGTGCTCCATGGCAACGGGGGAATAGCCGCTACCGTACACCAGGTGCTTCAGGGTGCGAAACCTTGCTCGAACGTGGCGGTGAGGCTGTAAAGCCCTGCGCCGCGAGGGGTCGGCTGGTAGCTTTTGCAACGGTACAGGCCCAATTCGCCCAGAGGCGGCGCCCACTGGAACGAGCGCGCACCACCATGACGGTCGAGAAACGTGGCGATCGCCTTGATCACACCCTCGTCCCCGACGAACGTCAGCGGCCACGACTGGCTTTTGTTGTTGAGGCCATCAGCCACCTGCTGCTGATAGCCATCACCGAACTGCGCGGTGCGCAGGCGGAAATCGACGGTACCGACCGGTTCGACCTTTGGTACCCAGGTAAAGGTTTCCATGCTCATGAGATGTCCTTGAAGAAAGGGGTATCAGCGGCCATTGATGGCGGACCAGATCCGGCCACCGGGTTGCAGGTCGCGGGCGATCTGTTCGGACGCACCCTGACGCGCGGCGCCGGCATAGGCGTTGGCCAGGTCCTGGCTCTTGACGCCACTGGTCGCGGTGCCCTGGCTATCGCCCACGTTGATGGTCTGCTGGATCACTACCTGGTTGCTGCTGGTGCCCTGGCCGGTACCGGCGGCCATGACCCCCAGGGAGCCATCGGGGCCGCGGCTCAGCGGCATGATGGCCTCCGGGCCGGCTTCGCCGAACAGGGCCATGGGGGCTACCGTGGGGCTGGTGGCGACGGAGTTGGTGAAGGCACCACCGTTGGCGAATGCTGTACCGCTGTAAGAGCCCAGCGCCGATGTGTCCAGTTGAGGGTTGAAGGACAGGGTCGAACTGCCGACGCTTGCGGTCGTCACGCCTGCGGCCGGCGTCCCGCTGCCGAAGAGCGACATCACTGCGCTACCGGCAATTCCCAGCAACGAACTCAATGCACTCGACGTCGCGGTCTTGGCAGCGATCTTCGCCATATCGGTAATCACCGACTTGGCGAAGTCGGAGAACGAGAACTTGCCGGTCATGGCGAAGTTGTAGACGGCATCGTCCATGTCGCTGAACGCGGTGGTGAACAGGGTCTTGGTTTTACCCGCAACATTACCCGCGGAGTCCAGATAATCGCCCCAGGCCGCAGAGGCACCGTTGGTCCAGTCACCCAATGATTTGGTCATCTCATCGTAGTTGGCTTGAATCTGCGTGGCCATCTGCGCATGCGCATCGGTGAGGCTCGCCAATTTCACCTGATAATCGGGATTCGTGTCTCCTCCTTTTTGCTTGAAGTCCTCTGACAGCTTCATGCGGTCGGTCGCAAAAGACACATCATTGGCCCCCAGCGACTTGGCCAACGTCGCCTGCCGCCCGCCCATCCCCACCTGCGCCGCTTCCACGCTACCGGACATGGCCAGAATGCTGGTTGGCGTCGGTACCGGCAGCGATGCCTTGGAATAGTCCGGCATCTGCCGGGCACTGTCCTTGAGCATCTGCCCTAACCGCGTGTTGTTCTTGATCAACTCACCAAGGCTGTCGCTAGCCGGCTCGAACGCATCGCTGAATTGCGCCACGGACCCTGCCGCCTGCCGCGAGGCAGTTTTCGCTGCGTCACTGAACGACAACCCTACCGCCGAACCCGCTGCCTCGAAACTTTTCTGCATCTTGCTGATACGGTCGTTCAACAGCTGGGTGACCGAGGCAAACGCCTGATCCAGCCCACTGATGTCCACCGTCAACGTTCCCTGAGTCGCCATCGTCCGCACTCCCTTGAATCATTAATGTTCAGTACCACTGCTCCATGGCTCGCTCCAGCGATACCCCTTGGCGCAATTCGTGTGGCATGAAATCGGCAAGCTCGGCGCTGCCACCGCCCAGCCGATGAACCTGCAACGCCACCGTCGCGCTGCTGGCCTCCAGCCGACGCCCGGGGTGCAACGAGCCATAGCGCACCAGGTATTGCTCCCAGGCCAGCGCTTCCTGATAACTGAGCCGCTCCTTGGCCTCTGCAATGGTGCGGCCGCCCACACCGTTCAGTACCAGTTCGTGCCAGAACTCGTCGGCGGCCGTCAGCGCTTTGCGGGGCTACCCCCGGTGCCGTTGACTTCGTTCACGGCGTTGAGGATCAGAAAACCCAAACCCGGGTCCAGGCTGTAGGCATCCTCGTAGGAAAGCTCTTCTTCACCGTCTTCCCCGAGACTTACCGACGCGGCGATGAAGCGTGCATTTCGGCTCTGCTCCCCCTCCCCCGCCACGAACAGCCGCTCGATGACACCGAACGACTGGCGCCGCACCTGCACCACCAGCACATCAGTGACCGGCTCGCCGGAGTGCGGATCGGGGTGGGTCCAGTTCAGTTCCTTGCGCACCTGCTGGGTGTCGATGAAGCCGCCATTGGCTTTGAGTTGCGATAGGTTCATGCGTAAGACTCCATGGTTGTATGGGAAGCAATGGGCAGTACGGCCGCCTGGGCCAGCGTGGCCTGGGCCAGCACGGTGGCCGCGCGGTCGCGCAGCAACAGGCGCTCCTGCGCACCGTTGAGCCCGCCATTGATGCGTCGAGTGATTTGCGAGAAACGCCCGGCATCGGCCAATTCATTCAGGCCGTTGTCGGCCCAGAACCACGCGGCCGACAACGCCGCGCCCTCGGGTGTTTCCAGCCACTGGGGCGCGGCCACCAGGTCCTGGCCCAGGCCCTGACCGGCCAGGCGATAACGGCCCTTGCCGGTCAGCTGGATCAAGCCGCGTCCGCGGTAGCGATAGCCGTCGCCGGCCACGTCGTTACCCAGCCGCCCACCGTAGGCCGCTTCAGCCAACGCCTGAGGGTTATGTGCCAGCTGATCCGCCATCGGCACCAACGAGCGCCAACGCGACCCTGGGGCCGATGCTTCACCGAGCTGGCGTATACGCTGCGCGCTGTAGCTCAGGTTCTCCGCCAGCCGGCGAAAGCTCCCCGACTCATAACCGACCTGCGCCAGGAACGCGGCGAGGCGCACGCACGAATCAACGCGGTAACGCTGCATCGCCTGGTTCAACGCAGGCAAAAAAATGCCCGCTACAGGGCGGGCGTCGGGCAATATCTGCAGCAATTGCTGCTCGTTCAACAGCATGGTCAACCTCTCGAAACGGGTGATGAGGGGCCATTGGCCGCGTTGGCGTAATGCGCCGCGCCGCCTGCACGCACCCCCGCCCAGAACAACCCGGCACGCCACTGCGCGACACCCTCGGCGCGCAGGGCACGGTAGAACACACCGTCGCTGACCTTGCGGCTGAACTGGCCGGTGCTGTACAGCCAGTCATGCACGGTGGCGGCGTAGTTGCCGTAGCCACTGACCAGTGCGAAGCCGGGGAACAGGATGGGGTTGTGCAGCGGGTCGAGGGTGGCGAAGTCCGTGAGGAAGCCACGGGGCACCGTGATCAGGCCCACCAGGTCATCGTCCAGGATGAGATCGGCGAGGAGGCGGTGTTGCCATTTACCCAGTTGTTCGGTTTTCAGCGTGGTGAGGAATTGGCTCATAGTCTTGACGGGGGCTCTTGCAGGTTTTACATCCAGCACTGGGCGATCGTGCGGTTCTACGTCTTGGGTTTGTCTTCAGGTAAGTGAAAGGGCCGGGTTTACAGTTGGGGATGCCGCAGCGGGGCATTTACTTCTCCCCAGACGAAATAAAGGCCGCCAGGTAGCAGGTATTGAGGATTGATGGGATCACGCCGGAGCGACTGGCCAATCAATGGTGGCGGGATAGCCGGCTTGGGCGGGGACCCGGTTGAGCAAGACGCGAAACTTCTTCCAGGCCGTGAGCAGGGTCCCTTCATCATCGGTCGCTTCGCCGATATCCACGGCATCCTGCAGCGGAGCAATGGCGGCATCGGCAGTTGCTCGACGGCCCGCAGCCTCTGCAACTACATCTGCCAACGCCTGGGCAGCCGCAGCCTGGGTCTTCATGGCCGGGGTGACCAACTGGGTCCAATCGATGTTTGACGTCATGCTTCAGGCTCCACGGTAGTGACAGGAAGCGGCCGAGGCAGAGAGACAGGGCCGTCGGAGGTCAGGAGCAGCGGCTCGGGAAATGCCTGAGCCGGGCTGTAGTTGTCTGGCAAAGGCAGGATCAGGGTCAGCTCCAGTTCATCTTCGACTTTATTGACCTGCCCTTCGAACCACGGTGAACTGATTGCGGCGGCTGGAAGGGTGTCGCCATCAACCATCTGTGAGAAATCGAAGGCTTCGCCGTTCAGGATGAGCACCGATCCGGCGCGGACGACTACCAGCGAGTCACCCCGCCGCTGGGGGGAAAGATTGATCTTCATTAAAACCACCGGCCAATTGCGATGAGATGGATAGCGCCAGCCCCGTAGGTACCAGCGGACAGTAGGCGATAGTTACCCCAACTGGTCTGCGTGGGCGGCGTATAGCAGCCAGCCCACATCGCGTTCACACTGCCAGAGGCAATGTAACCGCAGTACGAGACATTGGGCATCACGACAAACGAAGCGGGATAGGCACCTGCACCGTAGGCATTACTGCCATATATCGGGCCAACCGCCGCCATGCTGGCGTCGGTCGCGAAATTTTTCCAGCAAATTTGGGTGCCGTCGGCATACCGCACGTACTCGCCATTGGCGTTGGAGCCCCGCTCAATAATCGCCCCTGTTGGAACCCCACCTGACTGGGTAACCGTGCCCAGAATATTCGAGCGAGCATAGGCGCCAGCGGACTGGAGCGTCGACAGCAGCGATGCCGTTGAGGTAACGCCTGTACCGCCTTTTCCAACTGGCAGGGTGTCATAGTTACCGGTGGTGCCCAACGCCGCCAGCTTGTCGCCGAAGGTATTCACAATGGAGCGCAACTGATCGGCCGAGGCCTTCACGTAACCCTGCATGGGCGCCACTGCGTAGCTGCCTGCACCCACTGTGGCTCCCTGATACGCTGGCAGGATCGAAAGCACCGTGTCGCTTGCGATGTTGGCCACCTCGTACCATCGGCCATCCGGCCCAAGGAAGGCGTCTCCTACCCGGCTGTTCGCCGCGAAGGCCGTGGTGATACCGGTAACCGTTGTGGAATTCTGGGTGCACGCAACCGTACCCGTTTTGTACCAAGGCATATTTTCTCCAGGACATTAAAAAGCCCGCGCGCGGCGGGCTTTGTGGACTGATGGCTCAAGCCGTGAGCTTGGCGAACAAAGCCGGCAAATAGAAAGCACGAGGATTGGAAGTAGCCGTGGTATAGGCCTGCATCTCGCCGGCGGTGAAGTCCCATCGGTTCCCCAACTGCCTTCCCATCACGTTCCCGGCAACCATCGGCATGCCGAACGTGTTGGCCAAGATGTACTCCCCGTCGGGGAACGAGGTCGGCACCGCGTAGGTGTTTCGGTAGTTCACGCCGTCGGACAGCAGTACCGAGTTTTTGAATGTCCAGTTCTGGTAGGCCCGCGTAAAAACAGCGGCCTGGCTGCCGTTGTCAAACAGCAGGTTGGCCGAACCGTCCCAAATCCTAAGACCGAACGTGGCGGCCAGCTTCGAAGCGAATACCGCAGCAAAGTACTTGCCGTTGGGCTGAGCTGTATTGACGCTCTCGGTTCTCACATAAAAGCCTGTCCAATTACCAGGTGATCCATTCACCCGGACCAAACTGATCACGGCCACCCCCACCACGGTGGTCGGCCTGAGGAAGACCAAGGGCGGTTCTTGCGTGGTGATGGGGGCCGGAAACGTAGTGGTCGAGCCGAGGCCGGACTCTTCAGTCGGCGCGTACGCCCCTGCGTAGATAACGCTGAGCCTGGAAAATTCGGAATCGAGCGTGACCGCGCCGCCAGCGTTGATGAACTGTAAGCCAAAGCTCATTACTGAAACCTTATAACCAAAAGCCGCATGGAGGTGGCGTTGCTGATGTTGGTACCCGCATACCCGCGCAGGTAGTTGTAGACCCGGACGGAGTCCGACAATAGCTCGGTTTCAAATTGAGTCGCGGTCGAGGTATAGGCATCAATTGGGATTACCACTGCGATTGCGTTCGACGTGGTGATACCAGGTACCGAAAACGTCTGATAGCTCTGCCTAGTCGGGAATCCCGAATTGAGCACCACCACCGATAACACAACCCGCATGGTGAACGATGTTTCATCGATCTGGAGCGCACCATCTGCGCCCCAGATACGCATTCCAAAACTCATGCTGTTAGGTCTCCCAGTTGCACGCGCAGAACGCCCGAGGCGTCGTAGACCTTGACCGCACGGTTGGTGATCGTCAGACGGCCACCGCCCGCAACCACGCCGTTTATCTCCAGCGAGCCATCCTTGCTGAGGATCCAGCCCGACTGCCCCGCGATGTAGTTGGTCGAACTGATGTAGCTGCCGATTTTGGCGTTGGTGATGGTGCCGTCCTGGATGAATGCCGAGTTCATGAACACCTGGCCGTTCTGCACCGCGAACGGCACGTACGAGGTGCCCCCCGCCAGCGCGGTGACCACTGCGAAGCGGTCGGCACTCACCAGGAACTGGCTCTGCAACCCCGCCCCCGTGTTCTCAATACCCAGCCCGATCCCAGCAGCCACATACTGGCCAGTCGAACTGTTGTACTGCATTTTCACGGACCAGGTCGCTGCCAGCTTGCCGCTCACATCGTTGATGATCTGAGTGTTCTGCTGGATGCTCGTCTGCTGCTGGGCAATCGTTGCGGCCTGCCCATTGATGGTCGCCCCCTGGCTGGTCACCGTAGTGTTCAGCTGGGTTATCTGCTGCGCTGTAGCAGAATTGGCGTCAGCCACCACCTTCTCCAAGGAGGTGATGTTGGCGGTGTTTTTCCCTAGCGCCGCATCGAACGTGGTCAGGCGTTGCGCCGTGGCCTCGTCTGCCGTCGTTCTCACCTTGCTCTCGATCGCAATCGACGCAGTTGAGACCCAGCTGTTGAGGGCGCTATCCAACTCACCGTCCCCATCATCGTCCCGCATTCCGGCTTTCAATACCTGGAAGGACGAGGCTTGCGAGGTCAGCACCCCGTCGATCTCAGCAATGCTCGCGGTGTTGAGCAGTACCTGCTCGGCCAGCCCGTTCGCCGTCTGCACCGCCTGGCCAATATCCAGCCAGTACGCCGCGTTCGGCGGCGGTGTGTTCAATGGCACCATCTGGGTCGCCTGGTACAACCTCTGCTCTTCCTGAACCATGTCGCCAGACAGGTAGGCCTTGGCCGGGTCGTACAGCAGGATATTGTCCAGAGCGTCGATCCGCTCTTTAAGCCCGGGAATCTTGTCGATTTCGTCCAGTAGGTCCTGGCCAAGCTCGGTGCGGTCGATCTGCCCCTTGATCAGGTCGAGGATCGGCGCCGCCTCGACGCTGGTCTGGCCCATAACCCCGATGCCGGTCGGGTACCAGGGTCCGATATTTCCCGTCCGGTCCACCAAGCGCGCCCAGAAAAAGAACGTCACGCCCGCCAGCAGGTTCTGCAGGGTGTAGTTTGCCTGTGGGTAGGCCAGGTCGGCTAGCTTTGTAGCTGCACTCAAGTCGGTAGCGGGGCCGTACCAGATCTCGGTACGCTGGGTATCGTCCACACCACTGGGAAATGTCCACTTCAGATCGATGCCGAACAATAAGCTGGTGGTACTTAGGGAGGCCACGGCCGGCGGCAACCCCTCCTTCCCTTTAAGTGCGGTCAACACCGAGGTTGTCCACACAGACGAAACATCGAACGCACTGACCGCCCGCACCCGCGCCACATAACTACCCGCGTAGATGCCCACCACGTCCACGCTGTTGGCACCGGTACGCTGGACCTTGATCCAGTTGCCGCTGTCCTTGCGCCATTCCACGTCGTAGCCGACCGCGCCCGATACGGCCGGCCAGCTGATGGTCAAGGTAGTAACCGCCAGGCCCTGGGCAATGGCAGTGGTCGAGGTCAGGCTGATATCGCTCGGCGCCGGAACAACGCTGATGGGGATCACACTGATGGGCTTTTCTTCCAGGCGCGCCCCGGTGTCGATGTGCGCGTACTTGTCGGGCTGGTACTGAAGCGCGCTGATGTCGAAGTTACCTTCGGCAGTGCGGGCGACTTTCAGCACGCGGTACAGTGGGATCGCCAAGTCGTCGGCATCCAGCGCCCATTGCAGTTGCGCCGCCGGTGGTTCGCTGTAGGCGGTGGTGACGGTCAAGGCGCGGCCGTTGACAGCCTGTACAGTTCGGCCCTCGGCCTGACCGCCAGGCAGGTTGATGATCAACCGGTCACCGGGCTTGGCCTGGGTGTCGCGGTCCAGGGTAATGAGCCGGTCATTGGCCGCAGTGATACGGCCGGCGACTTCACGGCCCGCCAGCAGTGAGTCGCCGATGGGAATGATATGGCCCGGCAAGGGAATCTGGCCTTCCATGCCAGTGGTGAAGCTTACCGTGCGGTCCTGATTGTTGCTCATCACCACCCATTTGCCGCGGCGCTGGGCCTCGGAGGCGCGGGTGCAGCCGATAGCGCTGATTTCCGTGGGCTTGTCGCCGAAGCGGCGCTGCAGGTCCAGGTCGGAATAGGCGATGACGTCGGTGTCGTAGTTGTTGTCCGGATTGTCGTAGCTCACCAGGGCACGGGTATAGCGAGTCTTGGCCGAAGCACTGCCGTACGAGAAGCTGCCGTCGATGACGTTCGCACGGGTGAAGACGTAGTCGTAGTCCTGGGCGCGAGGCATATCGGCCTGCATGATCAACTGGCCCTGAGCCCAGTAGGTCATGCCGCGATAGATGCCGGAAATATCACGCAGCAACGACCACGCGTCAGCCTTGCCCTGCAGGTTCATGTCGCAGAGAAAGCGCGGCTCGCTACCACCGGCGCCGTCAGGCACGCTCTGGTCACAATACTGGGCGATACGGAAAAGCTCCCACTTGTCGACCATCCACGACTTGATGCGCTTGCCCAGGCCGAAACGGTCTTCGGTGCAGATACCAAAAGTGACCCAGGCCGGATTGTTCGTCCAGGCTTGCTTGAAGGTGCCATCCCACACACCGGAATAGGTGCGGGCGATAGGGTCGTAGTTGGTCGGCACCGGCCATTTCCGTGCCTTGCAACGCACAGTCACCGCCGGAATGCTGCTGAACTGCTCAGCGTCGAATTCCATGTACAGCAGTGCGGTGTTGGGATAACGCAGTTTCGCGTCAATGACCTCGGTGTAGCCCGCCACCAGCATGCTGTCGGCGATCTTGTTGGTGTTCTGGTTGGCGGTCAGACGCCGCACGCGAATTTGCCAGCCACTGGTGGCGGGCGGCAGGTCGATGCGGCGCGAGCGCTCATAGCGCGTGGTCGTCTTGCCGTCGACCGCTTCATCCAGCACGGTTTGATAAGCACCGCCGTCCGTGGCGATATCGACCGCATACTCGATGCGATAGCCGCCAACATTACCTTCGTCGTCTTGCTTCTGCAGGGCTGGCCAGGCAAGCCGCACGCGCACCGCCGACAATTGGGTGTTGCTGATCGAGCGTACCCAAGGTGTTTCGCTGTGCAGTTCGACGTTGACCGTGGTCTCGTTTTCCACTGCCGGGATACCCGGAATATAGGGTTGATCCACGGTGCCATGGCGCCACTCCCACTTCACGTTAGGAAAGTTGACGTTGCCGCTGGCATCTTGAAGCGGCGTGTTGTCCAGGTAGATATCAGCGTCGGTAGGCGTTCCTTCGAACTCGCCCTCCCCGACCGCGATCAGGATTTTGGCCAGGTTGGTGGAGCGCAGGCTGTCGGATGCCTCGACTGGCGTCTTGACGCTACCGCTGCCCCCCTTGGCGCCGATGATCTGGGTGTTCTGTGCTGTGCCCATGGTTTTCTCCAGGCGAAAAAAAACCGCCTCGTTGGCGGCCTGCGTTCCAGCGCGTGAATCAGGTTTTTTCTTCGGCGTAGATCGCCGCCGAGACGATGGCGCCGCCCCAGCGGCGCTCGCCGATGCAAATAGGTACCGGGTTTCCGCTGGCGGTGGTGTTCCTGGCACTCCCGAAGGCATACGACGGCAGGTTCTCGGGACCGGCGCTTTGCTTGAGGCCGGTAGCTTGCGGACTGAGCATTTGTACGACGCCCCCCGCCATCATCGAAAGCCCTACCGTTTGCCCCCACCCCTGCATGGCAGGGATATAGTAGGAAGCGACGAATATGACCGCCCCTATGACAGTCTGAAGAAGCCCGCCGCGCTTGCTCCCTCGGAGCACCGGCACAATCCGGACCTCGCGAGTTCCGCCACGCGAAAATGCCTGATCACTGATGTTTTCCCGATTACGGAAAACGGCGAACGTCATGCCCAACCGGCCCAGGCGTCTGATTTCCTGGTCAAACCCGGCCAGTGTGAGGCGCAGAGCCTTCAACACTTCCCACGTGGTTCCAGACTCCACCAGCCTGGTGTGGGTACGCCCGAACTTCCTCGCCAGGCTGCCGGAAAGCTTGATAGTGGTAAGAGGGCAATAGTGGATACTCATCTCAGCCATGTTCACTCCTTGAGGGGAATTGACCTACGTTCACCATAGGCCCTCGCACATTTTTTCAGCATCAATCGAGGCGGCTACATTTCCACGCGCTCGGTGGCGCAACACCAACCTCACCCGCGGCAACCAGGGCCCACCAAATACAATGATCTGCGAAGGTCGCCCATAAAGGTGGTGAAGCAAGAACGGCCCCGCCCCCTCGACTCGCGACGCCTCGCCAGGCAATTCGCCGTCAGCCCCCAGAAAAATACCCGCATGATTCGGATGCGCCGTGCGCCCCACGGCCATGACGATCAAGTCACCCCGCCGGGGGCTGTCGACGCGCACGAAACCGTTGGCCTCGTAAGCCTCCTCGTAAAGGCTGGGGCCTTGCGGGTTTTCCCACCAGCCGTCATCACGCTTGAAGTGTGGAAACTCCAGTCCCCACTCACGTTGATACCAGTCGGCGCAGGTCTGCCAGCAGTCCCATGCACCATGCACGAACGGACGACCGAGCAACGGTGTATCGCCGCTGGGCATCACGGTGCGCAGGTCGCCCTCTGGCCACGACAGGATGTGCCAAGGCAGCGCGGTTGCTTCGCACATCGCCAGGTCATGACTGGAAGGCCGACTGGTGGCGTCCGGGTGGGAGTGGACAATGGCCACCACCTCGCCTCGGGCTTCCGCCGCGGCGTAGTGCGCCGGGTCCAGGTGAAACTGTTCATTGGGCGCGGTGGCGATGTTGGCGCAGGGCACGTAGTGCTCTTGCCCGTGGCTGAGAATGACCAGGCCACAGCACTCGCGCGGGTACTGCGCGGCGGCATGCCGGCGAATATCGGCCAGGGTGGACTCGCGCATGCTCAGCCCCTGGCGATCAGCGACACGGCCGGGTAACCCCCGAACGGTAGCTCGTTGCCCACACCGAAACGTGGTTCGCAGCCCCGCGCCAGCGTGGCGTCGCACACGTCGAGCTCAGGGTCGTCGGTCAGGTTACCGTCCTTGTCACGGTTCGCCCCGGTGTAGCCGCAATCCGCCCCCCGGTAGCCACCGGTCATGCACCAGTGGCACAGGGTGGTCATCTGCCGCCCGATGGATTCATTGCCCACGTCCCCGGGGCTCGCCAGTTCCCAACTGACAGACTCGCCGTCCTCGTTGGTTTTCTGGTCGATGTACCAGATCTCGATAGCCTCCTGGGTCGGGTCCGCGTCGCTGTTGCCCTGGGGGAAATTCTGCGCATCCAGGTAGCGCCCCAGGGTGTGGTGCAGGGTCATCTTGAATTCGAGCAAGTCCTCGAAGGCCAGGCACAGGGCCGTGATGCGCCCATTGACGTTGCCCGCGCTGAATTTCGGCCGCATGGCCGTGCCGTCGCTGTTGGCCCCGATGCCGTCGACCTGCACCGGCCACGCAGTGTATTCGTTGCCTTGCCACCAGATTGATTTTGCCGGCATCTGGTCGACATCCACGCCTGCGGCAGCAAGCTCTACCGCCGTATGGGTGATGGCGTGACCGTGGAAGCGCAAGACGTCAGCGCCGTAGTCACTGCCGTCGATCTCGAACAGGATGATTTCACTGCCCGGCTCCAGCTGCTGGATATCCGTGATCATCTTCATCAGCCAACTCCCTTGCCTGGAAAGGAGCGGTCACCTGACCGCCCCATGCTCAAAAGGCGCCTCAGGCCTTCTTGACCCAGGCGGAGCCGCCTGTGCGCTGGATGGTCACGGTGGTGGTGACGACCGCGTTAAGAGCAAAGTTGAATGGAAAGTCGGACACATAGCCATCGAAGGTGAACCAGGTGCGGGTGGCGGGCAAATCGAAATCGTCACCGGCAGTGTTCAGCGTTGGCGCAATGCCCTTGCCATCTGACCAACCCACAGCCCATTTGATGGTGGTGTCGCCGTCGGCCTCGGACAGCTGATGCAAGCGGATGTGGCTGGCATTGGCAGGGTCGGCGTTCAGGCCCAGGCTGGCGGTACCGGGGGTACGCAGGCCTTTCTTGTAGCTGCGCTGGGTGGCATCCAGGCTGGTGTCTTCGATCTGCTCGGCTGGCGCGCCGCCCGGGTCGAACGAGGTAGCGTGGTCCACTTCCAGCACGGTGTAGGCGCCGGTGCCGCTGGCAGGGGGTACCAGGGCGAAGATTTGCGTTCCTTGGGTCAACATCGACATCGTTTACTCTCCTTGAAACAATAAAAAACCCGCAGATGCGGGTGTCGGGGGTGTAGCAGGCAGGTGCGCAGGCCTAAGGGGCCGGCGCGCCGTCCAGGTAAGTGTCGCTGGTGGCCGGGTCGCGGCTTCTGAGGTACTGCGCCCACTCATGATTGCTCTGGGCCAGTTGCTGAATGGATTGGCTCAGGGCCGTCTGGGCGGTGGTCTGGGCTTGCAGCGCGGCGACTAGGTTGTTCAACGCCGCCAGTTCGTCTTCGTTCATCATTTTTCTCCGGTTTTCTGCCGGCGCGGCGCGGCGGCTTCGTTCAACCCCAGCCGTCGCGCCGCCCAGCGTTCGTAAAGCCCGATGGCGACATCGGCGCCCGCCATGGCCGTCAGGCAACCCAGGGCACTGGCCGACCATATGGACAGGCCGAAGGCATACAGCAACATGGTGCTGGAGACCCCGCAGATCATGCAGGCCCCTGAGCGCAGCACCAGACGCCGTAACAACGGCCAGCCAGTGGCCCCCTCCTTGTCCGCGCGCCACATTTCACCGGAAACGCCGCCCAGCAAGGCCAGTATGATGACCAGCCAGATCGGCATGTCGATCAACGTCTGTTGCTCTGTTGTCATGCATTTGTCCTCCCCTTCCATGCAGGACGCCCTGCGTTAGAAAAAAAACCGAGCCGGGTGGCATTCCAAAGGGCCCGGTCGCCCAGGCCCTTCAGTAATGCGTACCGCGATCGACGAGGCGCTGCTGGCGCGGCGTCGATCCGCTTCAAATTGTTCCTCTGGCCGCGACCCTGTCCGCCAGATAACTGCTCTTGGTGCTTTACGCTGCACACCCGGGTCAGTTGCCAACCCTCTGGACCGTTCAGGCCGATCCATCGCTGCCTTTGTCGCTACCGGTGTCGACCGGCTTGAGACAAAGATTATGCATGGATGCATATACAGTCAATGCATTGATGCATTTATTTTCGCGAATTTTTATGCCTAAAAGCATATTTCGTTCTTAATCAATGAGTTGCACCCAACGCGCACGCATGAAAAAGCCCGCTCAAGGCGGGCTACTGGGGCGACAAGGGCTAGCGGGCGTACATGCCCCACCAGAACACATGGCCCAGGATGGTGATTTGCTCTTCCTGCATCTGCGCGAAGGTGTAGTCCTCATCGGGGTGTTCCTCGCGGTTGAAGCTGCGAAGGCGGATACCCGAAGGCAGGCGATATAGCTGCTTCACCCGCAACTGGCCATTGTGGTTGATGGCGTAGAGGTCACCGTCGACGATATCGCCGATGCCGCACTTGCCCGCATTCACCCCTACGGTGGCGCCGTCGCGCAACACGGGCAGCATGCTGTTGCCCCGCACCGTCACGCATTTGGCCTGATCGAATTGCACGCCGTTGTGGCGCAGGCTGCGCTTGCCGAAACGCAGGCTGGCTTTCTCGCTTTCCTCGATGACGAATCTTCCTGATCCAGCAGCCAACTCGACCTCACGCAAAAAGGGGATGGACACTTCGTCGTCCTCGATCGGCGTGTCGTCGTCCCACAGGCTGATGTCACGCAATTCGGCATGGCCGGTGGTGGCCGCTTGGGCAGCGAGGCTCGCGCGGCCACGCAGCTGATCGGTACTGACCCGAAAATACTCGGCCAGCTTGGCGATGTGCTTGTCGGCGGGGTCGACGATCTTGCCGCTCAGAATGCGCGACAGGGTGGACTGGGGCACGCCGGTGCGGCGGTGCAACTCCGTGGCGGAGAGGCCGTCGCGCGCGAGCAGTTCTTTGAGGACGTGGGCTACGTTGCGTGTTTGCATGGCGTGCATATTGCTCGGCAAAAACTCGCTTTGCAAATGCTTCAGTGCATTTTTCTTATCTATAAAGCCGTTTCAGCCCATTCGGGGGCGGCACCGCCGAAAAAATCCCTGTAGTATTCGCCGCTTGCCTTTTGACACACCCGCCACCGCGAGCCAAGTTTCTGCATGAGTGATCTTTCCAGCCACACCCCCATGATGCAGCAGTACTGGAAGCTGAAGAACCAGCACCCAGATCAGTTGATGTTCTACCGCATGGGCGATTTCTACGAGATCTTCTACGAAGACGCGAAGAAAGCGGCCAAGTTGCTGGATATCACCCTGACCGCTCGCGGCCAGTCGGCGGGGCAGTCGATTCCCATGTGCGGTATTCCCTACCACGCCGCCGAGGGCTACCTGGCCAAGCTGGTGAAGCTGGGCGAGTCGGTGGTGATCTGCGAACAGGTCGGCGACCCGGCCACCAGCAAGGGACCGGTGGAACGCCAGGTGGTGCGCATCATCACCCCAGGCACGGTGAGCGACGAGGCACTGCTGGACGAGCGCCGCGACAACCTGATTGCCGCGGTACTGGGTGATGAGCGCCTGTTCGGCCTGGCGGTACTGGACATCACCAGCGGCAACTTCAGCGTGCTGGAGATCAAGGGCTGGGAGAACCTGCTGGCGGAGCTGGAACGCATTAACCCGGTGGAGCTGCTGATCCCCGATGACTGGCCTCAGGGCTTGCCCGCCGAGAAGCGCCGCGGCTCGCGCCGTCGTGCCCCCTGGGACTTCGAGCGCGACAGCGCGCACAAGAGCCTGTGCCAGCAGTTCTCGACCCAGGACCTCAAGGGTTTTGGCTGCGAGAACCTGACCCTGGCCATCGGTGCCGCTGGTTGCCTGCTGGGCTATGCCAAGGAAACCCAGCGCACCGCCCTGCCCCACCTGCGCAGCCTGCGCCCTGAGCGCCTGGATGACACCGTGGTGCTGGACGGCGCCAGCCGCCGCAACCTGGAACTGGACGTGAACCTGGCCGGCGGCCGGGACAACACCCTGCAATCGGTGATCGACCGCTGCCAGACCGCCATGGGCAGCCGCCTGCTGACCCGCTGGCTGAACCGCCCGCTGCGAGACCTGAAGGTTCTGCAGGCACGCCAGAGCTCGATTCGCTGCCTGCTGGAAGGCTACCGCTTCGAAAGCCTGCAGCCGCAGCTCAAGGAAATCGGCGACATCGAGCGCATCCTCGCCCGTATCGGCCTGCGCAACGCCCGCCCACGCGACCTGGCGCGCCTGCGCGACGCCCTGGCGGCACTGCCGGACCTGCAAGTGGCCATGTCCGACCTGGAAGCGCCGCACCTGGCGTTGCTGGCCACCATCGCCGGCACCTACCCGGAACTGGCCGACCTGCTGAGCAAGGCCATCATCGACAACCCGCCAGCGGTGATCCGCGACGGCGGCGTGCTCAAGACCGGCTATGACAGCGAGCTGGACGAGTTGCTGGCCCTGAGCGAGAACGCCGGCCAGTTCCTGATCGACCTGGAAGCACGGGAGAAGGCGCGCACCGGCCTGGCCAACCTGAAGGTCGGCTACAACCGTGTGCACGGCTATTTCATCGAACTGCCAAGCAAGCAGGCCGAGCAGGCACCCGCCGACTACATCCGTCGCCAGACCCTCAAGGGCGCCGAGCGCTTCATTACCCCGGAACTCAAGGCGTTCGAAGACAAGGCCCTGTCGGCGAAGAGTCGCGCCCTTGCCCGGGAAAAGATGCTGTATGACGCGCTGCTGGAAAACCTGATCGGCCACCTGCCGCCCCTGCAGGACACCGCCGCGGCGCTGGCCGAGCTGGACGTGCTGAGCAACCTGGCCGAGCGCGCACTCACCCTGGACCTCAATTGCCCGGTGTTCGTCGACGAACCCTGCATGCGCATCAACCAGGGTCGCCACCCGGTGGTCGAGCAGGTACTGACCACACCGTTTGTCGCCAACGACCTGGACCTGGACAACAACACGCGCATGCTGGTGATCACCGGCCCGAACATGGGCGGTAAATCCACCTACATGCGCCAGACCGCACTGATCGTGCTGATGGCCCATATCGGCAGCTTCGTGCCGGCCGCCAGTTGCGAGCTGTCACCGGTGGACCGCATCTTTACCCGGATCGGCTCCAGCGACGACCTGGCCGGCGGGCGCTCGACCTTCATGGTGGAAATGAGCGAAACTGCCAACATCCTGCACAACGCCACGGACAAGAGCCTGGTGCTGATGGACGAAGTGGGCCGTGGCACCAGCACCTTCGACGGCCTGTCGCTGGCCTGGGCCGCGGCCGAGCGCCTGGCGCAACTGCGCGCCTACACGCTGTTTGCCACCCACTATTTCGAATTGACGGTACTGCCGGAAAGCGAACCACTGGTCGCCAACGTGCACTTGAGCGCCACCGAACACAAGGAACGTATCGTGTTCCTGCACCACGTGCTGCCAGGGCCTGCCAGCCAGAGCTATGGCCTGGCCGTGGCGCAGCTGGCCGGCGTGCCGAACGCGGTCATCGCCCGCGCCAAAGAACACCTGGGCCGCCTGGAAACAGCGAGCCTGCCACACGAACCTCTCGCCAGCGCCCCGGGCCAACCCCAGGTACCGCACCAGAGCGATCTGTTCGCCAGCTTGCCGCACCCGGTGCTGGAACAACTCAGCAAGACCGACGTTGATGGCCTGACGCCACGTCAAGCAATTGAATTACTCTATACACTTAAGACACGGATCTAA